TATGTAGAAAAAGTAGGCGAAGCCTACAAAGGCGGCAAAGTTGCTAGCACAAGCGAAGCAGGCGGCGCCAATACAAAAAGTATCTTAGCCAAGAAGAATGACATGGGCGGCACAACTGCTAACATTGCCAAGGGCGGTGAAGGCGGCGGTAACAAAACCAGCCTACCAGGTCATGCAAACGCTAAGACTGAAAATCTTGGCAACATAAATGTTCCAGGCGGCAAAGCTGGTGTGAAGCATCTTAAGGGTGTGCCAGCAGGTCACGGAGCAGAAAAGAAAGGCAGTGGCGACACTGCTACCAATAAGAAAAGTATAATTGGATCTAGATAATGTTATTACTTCGTGAAAACCTTTCGTTTACACAAGCCGGTATCGTTGTTGAATCAACTGACAACGAGACTGGCGGTAAAAGTTTGTACATGAAAGGTATTTGCATACAGGGCGGCATTAAAAACGCTAACCAAAGGGTATATCCTGTGGACGAGATTGGCAGGGCTGTTAAGACTCTAAACGATCAGATTGCCAATGGTTATTCTGTATGCGGTGAAGTAGATCATCCAGACGATCTAAAAATTAACCTGGACCGTGTCAGCCACATGATTACCTCAATGTGGATGGACGGTCCAAATGGTTATGGCAAAATGAAAATATTACCTACCCCTATGGGCATGCTGGTCAAAACTATGTTAGAAGCCGGCGTTAAATTAGGTGTAAGTAGCAGAGGTTCCGGAAACGTCCGAGATGACGGGTCTGGTCACGTCAGCGACTTTGAAATCATTACGGTGGATATAGTTGCTCAACCAAGTGCTCCCGGTGCGTATCCTACACCAATTTACGAAAATCTCATGAACACTCGTGGCGGTTTAAGTAGCCTTCGTATAGCGAAGGAGGTGCAGGGCGACCCGAAAGCACAGAAGTATCTCAAGGAAAGCCTATTAAGAATAATAGGCGGTCTCCAATAATAGGAGGAATACATGTTGGATTCGTTAAAAACTTTGTTTGAAAACAATGTGATTTCTGAGGAGATGAGAGCAGAAATTGAACAAGCATGGGATCGCAGAGTTGTTGAAAACCGTCAAGAAGTTACACAACAATTACGCGAAGAATTTGCTCAACGCTACGATCATGACAAACAAGTCATGGTAGAAGCCATGGACAAAATGATCAGTGAACACTTAGCTGTTGAAATTCAAGAGTTTAAGGAAGACAAGGCACAATTGGCAGAAGCAAAAGCCAAGTATGCTAAGAAGATGAAAGACGATGGCAAGAAGATGAAAGAATTTATGGTTCATCAACTGGCTAAAGAAATTTCAGAACTACACGAAGATCAGAAACAGTCAGCAGATAAATTCCAAAAACTTGAACAATTCATTATAGATGCTCTATCTGAAGAAATTGCAGAGTTTTATCAAGACAAGCAAGACCTGGCTGAAGCCAAGGTCAAATTAGTCAAAGAAGGTAGAGAACAGATTTCTGCATTAAAACAGAAATTTGTAAAACGTGCAGCAAGCATGGTAGAGTCTATGATCGGTAACAACCTATCTAAAGAAATTACCCAACTCAAAGAAGATATTGAGAGTGCTCGTCGCAACGACTTTGGACGTAAATTATTCGAAGCATTTGCTTCTGAATATCAAGCAAGTTACCTAAACGAGAAATCTGAAACTTCAAAATTACTCAAGGTCATAGACCTGAAAGATCTAGCCATTACTGAAGCAAAAACTGCGGTAATAGCGACACAAAAGATTTTAGAAAGTAAAGAATCAGAAGTCAACCGTTTACAAGATGCTATGCAAAGACAGACCACAATGGCTGAACTTTTTGCTCCATTGAGCAAGGATCAGAGAAACATTATGTCTGAGCTGTTAGAAAGTGTGCAAACACCAAAATTACAAAATAGTTTTGAAAAATATCTACCAGCAGTAATTGCCGGCGAAACAAAACCAAAACAAAAACAGGCACTAGTAGAGGCAAAAGAAATTACTGGAAATAAGGTTTCCAGTACTCAAGTTAGTGGCGAGTACGATTCTAATATCAGAAGTATTAGACGTCTTGCTGGATTATAAAGTTTAAGGAGAAAAACTAAATGTCAGATCTACTAAATGGTCGTTGGCAAGAGACCAAAGAGGCTCTATTAGAAGGCCTAAACGGTACCCGTAGAAGTTCGATGTCTGTAACTCTAGAAAATACTCGCAAGTATTTGGCTGAGTCAGCATCCGCAGGTGCTACCTCTGCCGGTAATGTCGCAACACTAAACCGTGTGATATTGCCAGTTATTCGTCGTGTCATGCCAACCGTTATCGCTAACGAGTTGGTTGGTGTTCAGCCAATGACAGGTCCAGTTGGACAAATTCACACTCTACGTGTGCGTTATTCAGATACATCAGCAGGCGCTGGTGTTCTAGCAGGTGAAGAGGCTCTAAGCCCATTCAAAATTGCTGCTAGTTATTCTGGTAACGAGACAGCAGCAACACCCCGAGCAGGTAGCACCGCTACTTTAGAAGGTGCTGCTGGTAAGCGTATGAGCATCCAGATCCTAAAGCAAGTAGTTGAGGCTAAAACCCGTAAACTAAGTGCTCGTTGGACATTTGAAGCTGCGCAAGATGCACAAGCCCAACAAGGCATTGACATCGAAGCAGAAATCATGGCTGCTTTGGCACAAGAAATCACTGCTGAAATTGATCAAGAAATCTTAGGATCTCTACGTTCATTAGCAGGCACAGCCGTTGAAACATACAACCAGGCTGCAGTTTCTGGTACAGCAACATTCGTTGGTGATGAGCATGCCGCATTGGCAGTTCAAATCAACCGTGCTGCTAACTTGATCGCTCAGCGTACACGTCGTGGTGCTGGTAACTACGCAGTGGTTAGCCCAATGGCATTGACAATTCTTCAAAGTGCTACAACTAGTGCGTTTGCTCGTACTACTGAAGGTACTTTCGAAGCACCTACAAACACCAAGTTTGTTGGTACATTGAACAGTGCAATGCGTGTTTATGTTGACAGTTATGCTAGCGACAGCACAGGCGTATTGATTGGTTACAAAGGTTCTAGCGAATCTGATGCACCAGCATTCTACTGCCCATACATTCCATTGATGAGCAGTGGCGTTGTGTTAGATCCATCAACATTCGAGCCAGTCGTGTCATTCATGACACGTTATGGTTATGTTGAACTAACCAACACAGCATCATCTCTTGGTAATGCTGCTGATTACTTGGCTAACGTTGCTATCACAAACGCAAACGTACGATTCAGCTAATCAAATCTTTTTTTAAAAGAAAAACAAAGCGGGTGGCAACATCCGCTTTTTTTATGACTTGAGCAAAATGGCTAAATATCATGTCTAAAAATGATTTTGTTTACCAGCAAAACTTATGCAGTAACCCCACTGCGTAGACCTAGAACGTCAACATAAGGAGAAACAAATGGGACGTCCATTAAGAAAAGATGTATTAGGAGTCGATGTAATCGGCACATACACTACAACCGATACCGGTGTAAGAGTACAGTTTTATGATGCATCTCTACGCACTGATGGTATCATTGTTAAACAACGTGGTGCCAAGACTTTTGTAGTTACAAGAGTAGGCGATATAGGTAGCCCACATTTAAACAGTAGTACTAATACTACTACCGCAGTTTTGAAAAACGGTACACCAAATGCTGCCGGCGAAATGTTACTAGAAGGCTTTATCGGCGGTAACGGCAGTACAGGTACACCTATTGCTAAAATCACTAAGCGTGTTGCTACTGATTTTAACGGTGTTCGTTATACTTGGCAATTGCAAAACGACTCTTCAAACGATTATATTCAATTGACAGCAATTTAATTAGGATACTGCAATGAAAGTTGTTCACGTCAAGGATGGTGGCTATAAAGTAATAGTGCAGTCCGGTGGTACTATTGTTTTAGACACTGGATCTACGGTCGGTAATGTATTGGTCACTGGTAATCTCACAGTCAACGGCACCACCACCACTATTAATTCTTCTACTTTGACTGTGGACGACAATATCATAGTAATCAATGAAGGTGAAGGCGGCGCTGGAATCACATTAGTGCAGGCAGGTATTGAAATTGATCGCGGATCATTACCCAATGCAGAAATATTTTTTAACGAATCAATAAGTCATTACAGTCCTACATTGGCAACTACAGTGTCGGGAACTTTTGTTTTTAGAAATCAATCAGGCACTTTGTTGGGTCTAAGAACCAACAGTATCATGACCGGTGGTAGTAATTTAGCATTGGTAGGATCAGGTTCAGGTGTTATCACAGTGCAGGGCACTACTAACTACGAACAAAATGTATTAGATTATAGTGATCCTTTAAAACAACCAATAAACGGGGATTTCATTCCCAATGCACAAGCAATGGTGGACTATGTTACTGCTTCGTTTACAGGAATTTTGCAACCTGGTATTGAAGATGGAGATACCAGCGTTCGTACTAAAGATCAAAGCAATTTGAATAGTCCATTGCCTAGCGTTATTGAATTTAAAGTAGACAACGTGTTGATTGGTGAAATTAATTCCAGCGGATTAGAAATTGGTAATATTGTCATCGGCGGCGATACTATTACAGACAGCAGTGTTAACAATTTGACCATTACCAGTAACACCGGTGAAGTGGACATGGATGCTGTATTAAGTTTGTTGGATCAAGCAGACCCATCACCCACTGCAGGCGCTTGCAAAATTTATACAAAAACAGCAGTGGGCAGCGGTGATACTGGATTGTATTATGTCAATACAAAAATTGACTTTGATGGTTCAACTGTGATAAATTTACAAGACGAGTTGGTAAGTAAAAATCGTGCGTTATTGTTTAGTATGTTATTTTAAGGAAAAATCATGGCGGTTCAGAGTGTAGTAATCAACAATACAAATACAAACTTG